ACACTTAACGCAGATAAGCGAAAAGTGATTGCTGATGTATTTCAAGATCATTTTGAAAGTAATTCAAAATTTAAAAAATCTTGGACAGAAGCAAAAGAAACTTACAACAATTTGCGAGAACAAGCAAAAGTTAAAATCAATGAACTTGTAAGATTTCATCAACCACAAGAAGATGTTGATATAATCAGAGGCATGATTAATAAGTATGGCGAAAGAAGTGGTGGACAACTCTATGAGGATAATTGTTTTTATGTTCAATCAAATGAAATGAAAATCGAAAAAGATTATCATGGCGACATGGTTGAGAGAGAACAAGATGTTCATATTAAGTTTGAAGCAGAAAAAGATTTCTTAACCTCTTATTATCGTGATGAGATGAAAGCGAAAGGCATTGACGCAGATTATAATGTAAGACTTGCTGACAATTACGAAAAAAGAAATCCGACTTATTATAATTCCGAAAGTGCAGTTAATAAATTTTTGGGTTATGGTAGTCGTAATGATGTAAGTGGCAATCAATCATATCCTAAAGATGAGTGGGATAACAACTTTAAACTTTGGGTTATTGGTAGTGATTATTGTTCTAGTAGAAAATTTAAAACCAATCATGAAAACTATTTATGGTTTTGTAATTTCAATAATGCACAAGAAGATGTAATCAAGTGTCATCAACAACTATTTAATCATGTTGATAAAAAAATGCAAAAACTAAAACTTGGTTTAAAATCTTACAGATACTTCGATCAAGCAAAAGAACTAGCTGACAAACTTGGTGTGGTTTTAAATGAAAGCATATTAGATGCACATTCTAGCATGGCTTTATCAATCTATAGTCCGAGTAATCTAGCTGATCTTTTGACAGATGAGGTTGAACAAACGAGAGAGGAAAAAATAGCGATAGCAAAACAACTGCTACAAGAACAACAAAATAGTTTAAATTAACTATTGACTTATGGGGTAATCTTTTATAGGATTATCCCATAACAGAAAGGTATAAATGACTAAAACATTCTACATAACTTATTGGGCTTCCAAACATAAGAAGCACATAACAAGAAAAGGAAAGCATGACGAAAAATCTCGTTATGGTATTTCCAAAAACAACGTACCCTACTACGTCTATTATGATCTGGACGCACATGGATATAGAACAGCAACCACAACTTGGAAAGTGAGGCACTAATGTTGAAAGCATTTTATTTTGCACTGCACTTTGCAGTAATCTTTTTGGGTTGCATTATTGCAATCCATTGGGATATGACTTTGGGATTAATAATCGCAGGCTTTTTTACAGTTAAATGGTTTTTCATGTTTCCACATATGGAAGGCAGAAATGAGTGACTTTAATTGGTGTCATGGACCAGAGTGCCATGAAAAACATACTGTTGACAGAGTGCGAGGTGTTAAGGGCTCAAAGGTTTTAAGAACTCGTAAGATTAAAATAACTAATTACAATGAGCGCTATTGGTTTAGTTATTTTTGTAGTCAACAATGTTATGACAACTTTGCCAATAAATACATTCAAGAAGTTATTGCCATTGCACCGAGGACCGAATGTCTTGAAACACCTATCCTAGATCCTAAAAAAGAAAGACCATATGAAAATGCTCAATGGTATAATTGGGATATTAAGGTTGACGAAACAAGGCAATCATGATAGGATAATCCTATAACAAGAAAGGATATATGACAAAACAAACAGACAACAGAACAGAAGAACGTAAGAATAGATTTACAGGTGAATCTATTATGCTTACAAAAGAAGAGGCAAGAAGACACGATTGTATTTTCTTGGCTGAAGTAATGGCAACACTCGAAGACAAGACTAAAGGATATGGCGCGTCTAAACACTGGGATATTATGCGCGAACATCTAGATTGGTTCCGCAAGAATAATGCGGAGGCATACATGGTCCTATTGGACTAACCTTTCTTACCTCTGGCCCTACGGGCCAGGGGTCCCAAACAAACTCCAAAGTTAGTTAATAATAAACACAGGGACCCCCTTTTTTGCAAAAAGGGGTCCCACTACTTTTGCGTGTATTGCTTGATTTACAGAGTTATAGCTGGTAAAAACATGTTGAACACTTTAAACATAGTGCAAAAAATTTTTTAAAAAATTTTAAATGAATTTAGAAAATATAGATATAAGTAAATTACCTTCAGACGTTCGTAAAAAATTTAAGCAATTGCAAGTTATGCACGCTGAAAAAAAGATACAGAACAAAGCCAAAAATGATTTTCTATCTTTTGTAAAATGTATGTGGCCAGATTTTATAGAGGGCTCCCACCACAGACACATCGCAGAAAAATTTAATAAATTGGCATCAGGCGAGATAAATCGTCTGATAGTTAACATGCCTCCAAGACATACCAAGTCGGAGTTTGCATCATTCTTGCTACCAGCATGGATGGTGGGCCGTGAGCCGAAACTCAAGATCATTCAGGCAACGCACACGGGTGAGCTCGCGATAAGATTCGGACGTAAGGCAAAGAACCTTATCGACTCGGAGGACTACGGCAAGATATTTAAGACGAGACTGCAGGAGGATAGCAAGGCGGCAGGACGTTGGGAGACGGCACAGGGTGGTGAATACTTCGCTGCCGGTGTTGGTGGTGCGATCACAGGACGTGGTGCTGATCTACTTATAATCGATGACCCGCATTCAGAGCAGGACGCGCTAAGTCCCACGGCTCTCGAATCAGCATACGAGTGGTACACGTCAGGTCCACGTCAGCGTCTGCAGCCGGGAGGCAAGATAGTATTGGTCATGACCAGATGGTCTAACAAGGATCTCACAGCAAAATTGATTAACAACCAGAAAGAGGTGAAGGCCGATCAGTGGGACGTGGTCGAGTTTCCGGCGATCATGGATCATGGCTCAGAGAAGGCAGCGCCAGTCTGGCCCGAGTATTGGAAGCTGGATGAGTTAGAGAAGGTCCAGGCAACACTGCCAACGGGCAAGTGGAACGCGCAGTGGATGCAGAACCCGACGGCTGAGGAGGGCGCGATACTGAAACGTGAGTGGTGGAGGACGTACGAGGGTGACGAGATACCGACAGTCTATCATGTCATACAGTCATACGATACGGCTTTTCTAAAAAAGGAGACGGCGGATTACTCAGCTATCACCACATGGGGTGTGTTCTATCCTGATGAGGATAGTGGTGCTAATCTCATACTACTCGATGCGGTCAAGGGACGTTACGAGTTTCCGGAACTGAGACGTCTGGCACTGGAGCAGTACGAGTATTGGAAACCGGAATCTGTGATTGTCGAGGCTAAGGCCACAGGATTGCCACTGACCTACGAATTGAGAAAGATGGATATACCGGTCATGAACTTTACACCATCAAAAGGAAATGACAAACACGCGAGAGTCAATTCTGTTGCACCTCTCTTCGAATCTGGTATGATATGGGCTCCCGAACAAAAGTTTGCGGATGACGTCATAGAGGAGTGCGCTGCGTTTCCATATGGCGATCATGACGACCTGGTCGATTCTACAACCCAGGCTCTCATGCGATTCAGACAGGGAGGCTTCCTGCAACACCCGGAGGATTATGTTGAGGAGGAAGGCGAAAAACGTAAGAGAGTATATTATTAATGGATGATCTAATAAAACTATTGCAGAAATTATTGGCAGAGTCGCCCAAACCAAAGGGTGGTATCGCAGATACAGCGTCAGGCATAGAGTTTATCGGTAGAAAATTAACCAAGGACGAGATCGGTGGTAATGCGATTATTGGATCTAAACTGACCGACGCCAGCAGATTCAAACCATTTAGCATACAGAATGTTGGTATAGAGAACAGATACTCACTGCTCAGAGAGTATGGTGATGACCTTGCAAAAAAATTCGAGGAGACTATAAGATTTATAAAAGAGAATCCAAACGTTAGATTTACACAAATGCAAAAAGACAATATCCTATACAATTTAGGTGTATACAGAAGAGTGGTTGCAGAGAAAGATAAGATCGCGAAAGGATTGACAGAGCAGGGTAAAAATGTTGATGACATATTTAACAAGAGAGTGGATAACCTACCTGATGAGATGTTGACCACGGAACAGGTGTTAGAAAAATTTCAAAGCAACGTGAAAAAAATGAAAGAAAAAATAGATGAGATAACGACTGGCACTTCTAAAAAAGAAATTAGCGAAAGAGAATTAAGATTAAAAAGATTGTACGATGGTCCAGGATACGATAGACCTGGTTCATCTTTGTATAGAGGTTATGGTAGTTTCTTTTTACCAAAGATACACGAAAAAGGAATTATTAAATTAGATGACAAGATTTATAAGAATCTTGTCAAGGGTGCACACCATTATGGTGGTGCTGATTTTTTTGCACCGGATCCGGTAAGAATTTGGAGAAAACATTTTGGTAATGACGTATTTGAAAAGTTAGATAACTTTGATCCTGATAACGAGGATATATTTCAATGGCTTGAGAGAAACAATGTTCAACCCATACAAAAAGATGGACCAAAGAATGCTCTGGAATATCTGACACCGACCGAGATATCACAGCAGCTTGCAGATGAGACATCCGCATTTGGTAAATATAAAAACCCAGAGTCTGCGGGTGACGATGCGCAATATTATTATCCAGATAATCCAAAACAGAGAATGGAACGTATCACCCATCACGGTGAGAACATCGGTGCGTTAGAGCAAGCACTACAAGCATTAGATCCTGATAGTTACAGAGAATACTTTAGAACAAAACCAACATACGATTCTAAAGTGCTACCGTTCAAAGAATTAAATGCAGAAGGAGGCATCGTTGGCTTATATATTTGATCCACTACGAAATACATTTATCGATGACGAGGATACAAGTCTAGGTAACAAGCTTGCTTTATTAGATGATAATCTTGAAAAGGCGATCAGAGAGCTTAACGAAAAGTTTGGTCCAGGCACCATGACTACTTTAGATCAATTACCAGAGAATAAACCGGCAGAGGTAGAACAAACAGAACAGTTTAATAGATTTAACAGAATGTATGAAGATGGTGGCATGGTTAGACAAGAGTTTTCCATAGGTGGAGTACCTTACGAAATTTTTGGAAAACAAATAGATATACCTTTGATACCAGGAGTTATGTCAGGTGCACAAAATAAAAAAAGTGTTGAGGAAGGTTTTAAAAAATTAGAAAAATGGTTAGAAGATCCCACGCCTGAAAAATGGAATAAAATTTTTGGTAAAAACAATGCGTTTGGTCTTCAATTAAGAAATTATCTTTTAAATAGAAACGACCTTGGATCTGTAAAAGGAATGCCCACCGCTAACAAAGTGTTTGATGCTATTAATGTAAAAAAACTATTAACAGAATCTCAAATCAATAAAATAAATGATTTAACCATTGGTGGCAAAGGAGTTAGTCTTAAATCTATCGCAGCAAAAACTTTAGGTAATCTTAAATATACTATGGAAGAAACCATAGAAACAATTAAAAACTTTCAGAATGGTGAAGCATGGTTAAGAAGAAACCCTGATCCAAATAAAATAGGCCCTGATGGTAAAAATATTTATAGAAAATATGCTAATGCTATTAAAAGCATGGAGGCTGAAAGATCAAAACTTGGCGGTTTTCCATTTGGTGATAATAGTGAAAAGAAAATGTGGTCTAATTTATACAGAGCATCTTACAGAGGAAATAGGATACAAATTGTAGGAGAGTTTGCTGATGGTAATTTACCAATTAATGAAAAAGGAAAAATTGATTGGAAAATGAAAGATAAAAATGATGTGCAAGCTTGGAAAAGAGTTCAATTTGTAGATACTAAAGCTCCAAAAAATACTATATTTACATGGGGTGATAATTTTCAAAGAGGTGATTTTGCAAAACAAGTAGATGACACATTTGGTAAAGGGTTTTTTAAAAAATCTACAGAGGCTTATGACACTCAAATAAAAACTGGAAGTAAAAGAGAAACATTTGGTAATTATAAAACAATAAAAAATAATCTTAAAACAAAAATATTAACTATTGAAGCATTAATAGATAATCCAAAAGCAACTAAAGAAGACATAAACAAATATATAAAAAAAAGAGCTCGTCGATTTAATATAACAGAAGTTCATCATCCTGATGGTGTAGGAGTTAATCCTTGGAAAACAGAACCAACATTTAGATATGCTAACAGAGCTATAGATAAAGAAGTTATGCAACCTTTGAAAGCAGGAAAAATAGACATCAATGAAGCAAAATTAAAAATAGATAAAATTAATAATGAAATTGGTCCCATTAGAGTTATGTTAGATGATGGGTACTATGGTAAATATATAAATACTCAAAAATCAATCGTAGAAGCCGCTGAAAATTATGCAAATAAAATTAAATCTACACTATCACCAAAACTTAAATCTACACTAACAAATAGATTAAATTCAGGACTACCAATTGACAGTATATTATCCACAATAGCCAACGATCTTAATATACCTGTTGAACAGGTTAAAAACGTGGCTGGCAAAACTTTAAGAGGTTTTGGTAAAGCGGCTGTTGTTTTAGATCCTATGTTTGCAGCCATGGATGCATCTGAAGCGTTTAGAAAGGGAGCATCCGGAAAACAAACTGCTAATTATGTTGTTGGAAGATTTTTTGAAGGTTTGGTTAATTTACCTGCGTTAGTAAAAGGTGGTTTTGATTTTGCTGTAGACAAAGTAAAAGGAGAAGATGCAGAATTTGAAATGCCGTACGAAGCAACATTTGCACAGACTTATTTAAAAAATGTATTAGACCAAACTCCTAAAGAAGTTTTAGAAGCTAGAAAAGCACAAATAGAATTTGATAAAAATGTTTTACCAGGTATGACTATGGTTGATGATATAGATATACCTGCATCAAAAGCAGAGATAGAAGCAGCTAAAAATAAATTTATGGATGAGAAAGGTGTTGATCTTTCTGTGCTAGATAATCTTAAAGAAGATAAACCTAATTTATCTCCAATAATAAAATCTTTAGTAGCCCCTGATCAAACATTACAAGATTTTATGGCGAACGGTGGCCGTGTTGGATTTAGCGGAGGTGGTGCAGCAGGAGCAGATGATGACTTTGCAGCACAACTAGAATATTTCTTTTTGAATCCAGAAGCAGAGTTACCTGCAGCACAGACATTTAGAGAAACTATGAATCCAATATCGATAATAAATGATATGATCGATCCAAGAAACTTTCCGTACTATGCAGATAGATTAGTTAAGAGCGGTATTCGTATCGGTGAGTTTGGTGCAAGAATATTACCTGCAGTTGGTAAACTTGCAGCAGATCTGATACAAAAACCTGCATTCAAAATCAAACCTGCATCAGGTCAGGGATACGTTCAAGACTACACTGACATACCACCATCAAACATCACAGGCACAGGAATCTTTTCTGAGTTCTTAAATAATCTAGTTGGTGATGAGGGGACAAAAGCCATTACAGAAAAAACCGGTCTTGCCAAATTAATTAGAGACGAGGAACAGAAAATGAAAAATGAGAGAAAAACCGCAGGTGCAAAAATTCTAGCGGACCAGGTCACACTTGGTATGGAACTTACAGCACCGATCTTTCCTGGTCTTAAATTATTAAAAGCTTATGCAAAAAGTAGAAAACTACCCGTAAATAAAACAACAGAAGAGATAATGAATAAGGAGATAGACGAGGTGTTGACAAAACAAGGCATTACTAGAAGAGACTTTATAAAAATAGCGGGTGCAGGTGCAACTGTTGCTATCGCAAAACTTTTAGGCTTTGGAGATGATATAGCACGAACTGCAAAAGTTGCAGAAAAAGCAGTAGAGGGATCTTCTGGTGTAGTGCCACCATACTTTTTTGATCTGGTTGAGATAATCAAAAAGAAAGGTATTGAGACTACAAAAAGAAATGCTACCAAAGATTTAGAAAATGTATTCTCATATAAAGAGTATGACGTATATGAAGATCTTGCTACAGGAACAATCAGAGTCGAGAAAACTAATACAGGATCTAATTTAACAATGGGAGAGGATGGAATTAAATCTAGAGAAATGATGGAATATAACCCAGGGCGGGGTGATGAAACTACAAAAGGAACACCAGCTGATGAATTTGATCAAGCCACTGTCTACCCCGATGCTGAAGGAAAATTAAAGGATCTTGAGGAAGGTGAGATCGATATAGAAGAAATATTAGAGTTTATAAAAAATGAAAAAACTAACTAGAACCGTACCACCTAAGAGAGGACCCAACCCACAGGGGTTGAATGTTCCCTTAAAACAGGTTAAGATAGTAAACCCGGAGAATATAAATGGCAGATATAGACAAAACGTTACCAAACGTAAAAACATCAATAGAGGTTGATCCTCAAGAAGAAATAGAGATAGAACAGGAGAAAGCTTTTGAGGCTCAAGATCCTGGAGTCGAGGTCACACCTAATGAGGATGGTAGCGTTGAGGTAAACTTTGATCCAAGCAAAGTAAACATCGAAGGTCAACCAGGACACTTTGATAATCTAGCAGAATTATTACCTGATGAAATTTTAGATCCCATAGGTCTAGAATTAGTTGCGGACTATAAAGAATATAAGACATCAAGAAAAGATTGGGAGCAATCTTACATACAGGGTCTAGATCTTTTAGGATTTAAATACGAGAATAGAACAGAACCATTTCAGGGAGCGAGCGGTGCAACACACCCAGTTCTTGCAGAAGCTGTTACACAATTTCAGGCCGGTGCTTACAAAGAATTATTACCAGCAGAAGGACCTGTTAGAACACAGATAGTCGGTAAACCCGATTCAGCAAAAGAAGCACAATCAGAACGTGTTAAAGATTATATGAATTATGAGTTGATGGAGAAGATGGAAGAATATGAACCAGAGTTTGATCAAATGTTATTTCATCTACCACTTGCAGGTTCTACTTTTAAAAAAGTTTATTACGATGATTTACTAGGAAGAGCTGTATCAAAATTTATTCCAGCAGAAGATTTAATAGTTCCTTACACAGCAACGTCTTTAGATGATGCCGAGTCTATTATACATACGATTAAAATATCTGAGAATGATTTAAGAAAACAACAGGTTGGTGGTTTTTATTCTGATGTAGAATTAGGACCTCCAGGTGTTGATAAAAATGATGAGTTAACAAAAAAAGAAAGAGAACTTTCTGGAACAAAAAAAACTGGAAAACAAGAACCAATATATACTTTATTAGAGTGTCATGTAAATCTGGATCTAGAGGGTTTTGAGGACAAAGATGATGAATTAAATCCGACAGGAATTAAATTACCTTACGTAGTTACTGTAGAGGAGGCTAGTCAAAAAGTTTTATCTATCAGACGTAACTATGAACCAACAGATCCAAAGAGAAATAAGATCCATTATTTTGTTCATTTTAAATTCTTACCGGGTTTAGGATTTTATGGCTTTGGATTAATTCACATGATTGGCGGATTGAGCAGGACCGCAACGGCTGCTCTCCGTCAATTATTAGATGCAGGAACTTTGTCTAATCTACCAGCAGGGTTTAAACAAAGAGGTATTAGAGTTAGAGATGAGGCATCACCATTACAACCAGGTGAGTTTAGAGATGTGGATGCACCAGGTGGTAATCTTAGAGATGCTTTTATGCCTTTGCCATACAAAGAACCATCTCCGACTTTATTGCAATTAATGGGAGTTGTGGTTGGCGCAGGACAAAGATTTGCGGCGATTGCAGATATGCAAGTGGGCGATGCTAATCAACAAGCAGCTGTGGGTACAACTGTTGCTCTTCTTGAAAGAGGATCAAGGGTTATGTCTGCGATACACAAAAGATTATACTCTGCTATGAGAACAGAATTTAAATTACTTTCAAAAGTATTTAAAACTTATCTACCACCGGTTTATCCGTACGATGTGGTGGGAGCTACAAGAGAAATTAAACAACAAGATTTTGATGACAGGATTGATATACTTCCAGTTGCAGATCCAAATATATTTTCAATGGCACAGAGAATCTCGATGGCACAGACAGAATTACAACTTGCAACATCAAATCCACAATTACATAATCTGTATTTTGCATACAGACAGATGTATGAAGCGTTAGGTATAAAAAATATTGATGCGGTTTTACCTCCACCAGCACCCATGCAGCCAATGGACCCGGCTTTAGAACACATAAACGCTTTGGGTGGCAAACCTTTTCAAGCTTTTCGTGGTCAAGACCACAGAGCGCACGTGACAGCCCACTTAAATTTTATGTCAACCAACATAGTAAGAAATAATCCACCTGTTATGGCCTCAATACAGAAAAATATTCTTGAACATATTAGTCTGATGGCACAAGAACAGGTAGAATTAGAGTTTGCGGAGACTCTACAACAGGCACAACAGCTTCAAATGATGGCACAACAGGATCCGATGGCACAACAACAGCTACAAAAAATCTCTCAAGACATAGAAGCAAGAAAATCTGTGTTGATCGCAGAGCTAACAGCCGATTTTGCGAAAGAAGAGAAGGAAATTACGTCACAATTTGATGCAGATCCTCTTCTAAAACTAAAATCACGTGAGGTTGACCTCAGAGCGATGGAAAATCAACGTAAAAAAGAGGCAGATCAGGCAAATCAAGACCTAAATAGAGCAAAATTAATGCAAGCAGGTCAAATTGCAGAAGATAAGCTTGAACAAAACGAAGATTTGGCAAAATTACGTGCTGGAGTCAGTCTTGCAAAGACAGGTGTACAACAAGCACAAGTTATGATAGACGATAATTAATTAAAAGGAGCAAAAAGCTATGATAAACTATAAAAAACAAAAAATAGTTAACGTGCCAGAGCAAAGTATTGAGGTGGATCCAAGATCCAAGACTACTGCAGACGGTGCGTTCAATTATATTGCTACAGGAAAACCTGAAATGCCAGTTCCAGGTCAGAAAAGAATGTTAGCAGAGAAAAGAAGAAACTCTAAAGCTTACTAACATGTGGTTTCAGGCGATTAAACTAGCCGTCTCTGCAGGAAGTAAGATCTATGCTAACAAGCAGAAGACGAAGATGGCAATGAGTGAAGCACAACTCATGCACGCTACAAAAATGGCCGAAGGTCAGGAAGCTTACCAGGGTAAATTGCTAGAGGCCCGACAGTCAGACTGGAAGGACGAGGCAGTTCTCATAATTCTCAGTTTGCCCGTGTTGGTGCTCGCTTGGGCAGTGATATCGGATGACCCAACTGCCATGGATAAGGTAAAATTGTTCTTCGACATGTTCTCCCAACTCCCGTCATGGTTTACAAACCTCTGGATACTTGTGGTCGCGAGTATATATGGTATAAAGGGTACACAAATTTTTAGAAACGGAGGAAAAAAATAATGGCAAATCCAAGATATAATCAACAAGTCACAAATAGACGAGGTGCTATGGGTGGCGGCATGATGAAAAAACCTATGATGAAAAAAGGTGGCGACGTCAAAAAAATAGAAAAAGCTTTTAAGCCTAAAACAAACTTAAAAAAAGTTGATGCTAAAAAAAATCCAGGTCTAGCTAAATTACCAACTAAAGTTAGAAACAAAATGGGATTTATGAAAAAAGGCGGAGCTGTTAAATAATGGCTGGTCCAGGTTTATACGCAAATATACACGCTAAAAGAAAACGTGGCGGTAAGATGCGTAAGAAAGGTGCTAAAGGCGCACCGACTGCAGCAAATTTTAAAAGAGCTGCACAAACAGCGAGAAAAAGATAATGACTAAATTATGTCCTAGAGGTAAGGCCGCAGCGAAGAGAAAATTCGCCGTGTATCCGTCAGCATATGCTAATGCATACGCTTCTAAAATTTGTGCGGGTAAAATTAAAGATCCCTCTGGAGTAAAACGAAAAGATTTTAAAGGACCCAAACCTAGCAAAGCTATGGGTGGTAGAATAATGAAAGCAGGTGGCGGAGTTGCTGAAGCTGCTGAAAAATTAAGAAGACAAGGTCTACGTATGGGTGGTGCAGTTTGCAAGATAGCCAAAAGAGGGATGAACAGGGACGCTATCGGAAAGAATTCTTAATGCCATGGCTGGTCTAAAAAAATGGTTCGACCAAAAATGGGTAGACATCGGTTCCAAGAAAAAAGGCGGTGGACATAAACCTTGTGGAAGAAAATCTGCAAGTGGATCAAAACGTAAATATCCAAAATGTGTTCCAGCAGCAAAAGCTGCAAGAATGACAGATTCACAAAAACGTTCTGCTGTTGCAAGGAAGAGAGCAGCTGGTAATCCAGGTGGTAAACCGACAAATGTTGCTACATTTGCAAAAAGAAAAAAAGCAATGGGCGGTGGTTTTATGGCTAAAAGACAAAGAATGGGAATGATGTAATGAGAAAAGATTATTCAAAAGGCACTATGCCAGCCAGAAACAAAAAAAATTTCAGACCTACAAA